ATCTCCTGATAAGAAGTACAAATTTGTTACTGAAAGAGTACCAATACAAAGATCTTGGTTATATTCACAACAATATTTTCATACTCCTCGATATAATATCATTATAAAGATCTATGATAATATTACCGGAACCTTAATATCTACCATAAATATGGATGAATATACATGTGCTAGGGCTTTATCAATCATTGCAATATTTCCGGAAAACTTTTATCAAACTTATGATAGCTATGAGATAGATCTTTCCATGAGTAATATGTTTGATAGGTATATATTATATATAGAGAATATATTTGAGGAAGATGGAGCGGACATGCTATTTCAAATCAGAAAGTTATCTTATGAGAAAAGAAATATACAGAATATGATAAGTATAAAGTTATCTCTTGAAGACTTAGCTGATATATGCTTTAAAATATTCTTCAATAATATTATAGATCTAATAGATGATTTTCCAGACGATGTTAAGCTGGAACTAGATCCAGTTGAAAATTTTATACTGAGTAATCAATATATTACTTAGATATTTAAATGGAGAATAAGTTATGCGTTGTTTGAATGCTAAATCAAAATCAATCATTAATCATTGTAAACATATATATTTGGGAATGTCATATGTTCGACGTATCAATAAAACTATATGTGAAAAAGCAATAAATTATACCAAGAGAGATATATATACAGTATCGTTGTGTCATATGCGTCATAATAAACTTGAGTATTCTTATGATAGTCATCTAAGTTTATATTATGGTACTGATTTAAATGATACCATGTTTGATAAATGTCTTAATGAATAATTTAAACGGAGAATGAGCTAATGTGGGATAATTATAAATTACCAACTATCATTAATTATTGTAGATGTATACGAACAATGAACAATCCATATAGATATGCTTCTTCTATAAAATATAAAACCATATATACAAAAGCACGTAAAAAGCGTGATATATATTCAAAATCACCTAATAAGTATAAAGCATTTGTATATGTCAGAAGTAAACAATCATCTCGTTATAAACCTCCTCTAGGTCATATTTTATGTTGTAGAACTCCGGTATATAATATGATAGATAAATGCTGTACAGCACAAGATGCTGACGAAATATTGGATTCTGATTATTGAAGATTTTAAACGGAGAATGAGTTAATATGGATGACTATAAATTGGCAAATATCTTTGATATTTCTAAGCATATCCAGAGAATAAACAATCCATTTAGATCTGCTATAACTATATATGCAAAAGCAAGAAATAATACGAGGAAACGTAATATAAATGCAATATCACCTCCCAAGAATAATGGATTTCAAAGAGGTATTTATAATATTCATTTAGGTTTATATCATATATATCCGACATATGGCATAATGGAGAAATGTTTTAGAGATCAGGAAAATATGTATTGAATAATATGAAAGGAGAGATACAATGTGAGTCTACAAATAATATTAGCAGGCTATAAAAGGACTAGTATTTATGATAGATCAAAACGTCGTTTTAATCTAAATAAACGATCACGAGATTTAACAGTTAATGTACAAAAAATATTTGCATTTGCTGCTTGGTTTAATACTCGCAATCACCGTTCACTTTATAGTCTTTATGAACCAAATACTATTGATGAAATGGCATTATACACATCAAGAAGATCTTCGATATATCAACGTGCTTGTATTACTGATCAGATAGAATCATTAGCCAATGGCTTCGAAAATTATGAGTTCTTCAAAACCGGTTGTTACTGATGATTCAAAAAGATATTACTATAAAGGAAAGGAGAAGATACAATGTGATTCTATCAGCAATACACAATGAAAGAATTAATATTTATAATAGATCAAAACCTAGTTTTAATATCTTGGAAACATTGCGGATAAAAAGTTCAATGAAGTACATAGAAAAGCCATTAATATTTACTGCTTTATATAGCTGCAGTATCTCTCTTTATGATTTTCGTAAAGTTCATACTATTGAAGAATCAGCAGTGGATAAACCAAGATATTCAATATATCAACGTTCTTGTACTACTGATCATATGATATCATTCATTAAACAGAAGCAAAGAATATAGGTACTAATAAAAAATATTAATATAAAAGGAGAAAAGGAAAATGGTAAGAAGAAGAGATGTAAACAGTATTTTTAGCAGTCTCAAAGATTATGCATTTTATCAGATGTATAACCAGTCTGGGATTATGTTTAACAAACATGTCGTAAACAGATATGGAAGAGCAGGTACTATAACTATCTACAATGATGGATCAGAAGAAGAGAAGTTAATAGCTAAATGGTTTAGCAAATTCGGAGTTGATCTTATTTCGAAGGAAACCAATTCAGTTAATAACTACTATAAGTTCAAGCTTGATGATAATACTTACTTTGTCGGTATTTCAAGAGATAATAAATCATTAGGTTTTGAAGAGATCTTTACACATACATTAGGTACTCCAAGTAATTATAAGTATGCTATATACTTCTATATCTTTGGTAAGAAGTGTAAGAAATACTATAAAGAGATCAATAAGCTGCTTAAGAGTGTTACAGAGAAGCTGTATGTATTCACAGTAACCGGTAATAAGTCTGGATATAAAGATCCGAGTGGAGAAACAAGGACTCAGTTCAATGCAACTATGTCAAACTTCTTCGCTCGAAATATGGATACATTGTTCTTTGATGACAATGTAAAAGAACAGATTGTAGAGCATATAGATAAGTTTAATGTAAACTCCGAGATATATAAGGATAGAAATCTTATCTATAAGACTGGTATACTTTTATATGGTATTCCCGGAACAGGAAAGACATCTTTAGCAAGTGCTATAGCTTCTTATTGTAATGCTTCACTTGTAGTAGTTGATATAGGTACATTTGAATCTCTTGATACTGCAGAGTTTGTAGCTACATTAAATGCAGATGATAACAGATATATTGTACTGCTTGAAGATGTAGATGCAATATTCAATAACCTTGATAGAAAAGATGACAAATCTAACGAGAAGGAGAAAATGATCATTCAGAAGTTATTACAGCTTCTTGATAGTAATACTTCTCCTAACAATGTAATCTTCTTAGCAACTACTAACTACTATGATAAACTTGATGATGCTATAAAGCGTCCTGGTAGATTTGATCTTAAACTTGAGATTAAGCCTATATATAAGAAAGAGACAGCTATAGAGATGTGTAAGTCATTCAAGTTATCAGATGAAGCTATAGAAGATATATTGGCAAATAATACTTTACCGATAAGTCAGTCAACATTACAGACAGAGATCTTAAGGAGGATAAAATAATGAATATCAATGTATTAGATGTAATTTCAGCTATAGCCGGTATTGGTATGACAGCTGTAGGAGCAAGGAAATTAAAGTATGATAAGAAGATGATAGTACCTGTAATTATTGGTGCTATAACTGCAACGATTAGTATCAAGTCAATACTTGATGCTAACTTCTTACCTGAAGATGAAGATTTTGATGTAGCAGATTAATAGATAAAAGTGGTACAAGTGAAAACTTGTACCACTTATTTGTGAATATACTTATAGATTTTCTTTTTAGCTATAAGCTTATTATGTTAACAGAATATCTTTAATTATCGAATTACAAACAATTCCATAATTGCTAGTATATCTCATCCTATAAATTACTAACTGTGAAGCTTTGGACGATTTTTGTAACCCGCTAACAGGAACTATTGAAAGGATAAGGTAGTACACTGATGAAAAACATTTTTACAAAATTAGGAATTTATGCATGTATATGTGTATTTTCTATAGTGAGTTTAGCTACGGTGAGATATACTAACAAAAAACATAAATGTGATACAATGCTAAATCAAATTTCTTTATGCTCGATAGATATTGAAAATGCTAAAAATAATAATGATAAAGTTGAGATAGTTAGAGATTATCATCAAACTTTATATTCTTCTAGTCCGGTGGTAAATTACAATAAGTTATCATATACAGAGATGACTAATGATATAAGTATTCCTACTAATCCACCAACAAAAGATGATATAGAAAAAGAACTAGTTAAGAATGCTAAAGATAAAGTAGCAGTATTAAACAAATCGTCCAAAAAGAAGTCTAAAAAGAAAAATGCTAATATAGAAGAAATAGTAGAACCGACAGTAATACCAGCAATTGCAACTGAAGAAGATATTATTTTAGCTCAGCAACAATTGCTATTAGCTAACCTTACATATGTATCAGAGCCCCAAAATACGTATACTGGTAAGAAGCTATCTGCCTCTAGAGGTGTTAATTACGGACCTAACGGTAAAGAGACGTGGTATGATTTAAACATGTCGGGTGTAGTAAGACATATGCGTAATCTGGGTAATACAGATGAATACTGGATAAGAGAAGATGGGTGTAAAATGCTAGGAGATTATATTATAATTGCTGCTAACCTTGAAACTCATCCTAGAGGAAGTCTTGTAGAAACTTCTCTTGGTACTGGTATAGTTTGTGATACTGGAGGATTCGCAAAGACAAATAAAAATCAGATTGATATAGCAACAAATTGGTCACATTGATAAGTACTCAGTAGGTATATAATACCTACTGAGTTTTATTTTTTGACATTTTTATCTACTCTATTATAATTACACTATATAATAGGAGGTTAGATATGAGAGATACTATGTCATACAAAATAAAATATACTACTTTATATGGATTTACTGGTAATATTAATGATATACAAAATATAGACAAAACTGTTGGAAGTGTAGTATATAATGCTAGAACTGGAGGGCGTTATGTATATAATACCGATAACGGTAAATTTGAACAATTATTTGAAGCTGAAACGTACATGTAACGATGAGGTAGAATATTATGGGTTATTATACTTTGCAGCCATACGAAATAGACTATATAGACTGTAAGAGTAGTTTTAAATTTATTGGTAGTATTGATGATATAAAAAATATAGATAAAAATAAAGAATTTTCTGTTGGAGATGTAATATATGCTGAAGCAGATCAAGGGGCTTATGTATATACTGATGAGGGTAAATTTGAACCTTTATTTGCAGACAAAGATACTGATTCTTCTACAATGAAAATGAAACCTCATCCGACTAATTGTGCAAACTGTGGTGCAGTACTTAAGGATTATAAATGCGAATATTGTGGTACAGAGTATCCAAGATATTAGTATTATAAATACTAATTCACTAGCATAAGATTATTTTAGGATAAATGAATAAAAAATAGGGTGAAGTTGTTGACTTCGCTTTATTTTTTATCTTGAATATATATGTATATCGTTACATTCGGATAATCACCAAAAATTATCAAGAAAGGAGTTATTGTATATATGAATATTATAAAAAGAGATGGACGAGAAGTTAAATTTGATAAGACCAAGATAGAAGATGCATTAATAAAAGCATATTATGCAACAAGAGACCATAACGAGTCTGAAGAAAAACAGAATGAATTCAAAAGATATACAGAAAAGGTTTCTGCTTTTATAGAGTTTAATGCCAATATTTCAAATACTGTATATACTGTTGAAGATATTCAAGATATTGTAGAAGATTCTCTTATAAATGATAAGAATTATAACGATATCGCTAAGTCTTATATAAGGTATAGAGAATCTAGAACAATTGAAAGAAGAAAGAAGAATAAATTATATAAGAAGGTAAAAGAAAAATTATCTGCAGGTAACGTACAGAATCAAAATGCTAATCTTGATGAGCATTCATTTGGTGGAAGAAAAGGCGAAGCAGAATCAGAAATTCTTAGAGATATAGCTATCAATGATAGAATGTCTGCAACTTCTAGAAATAATCATATAAATAATGAAATCTATATTCATGATCTTGATAGTTATGAATTAGGAATGCATAATTGCTTATCACTTCCTTTGGATAAACTTCTTAGAGATGGATTTGATACTAGACAGACAGATGTAAGAGGAGCAAAATCTGTAAATACAGCATTCCAATTAGTAGCTGTATTATTCCAGCTTCAATCTTTATGTCAATTCGGTGGTGTTAGTGCAACTCATATCGATTGGACTATGGTTCCTTATGTAAGATATAGCTTCTTCAAGCATTATAAAGATGGTCTTATATTTGTAGAAGAATTGGAAGATACAGAATTTGATAAAGTAACTCAAGAGATTAGAGAAAAAGTTACTGAATTATCAATAGATGATCCAATCTATGATAGATATCCCAAGGCTAAGAGATATGCTCATAAGTTAACAGAAAAGGAAATATATCAAGCTGCTGAAGGAATGTATCATAACCTTAGATAATTAGGGCGACTTAGTAGTAATACTAAGAACATAGCTATCTAAACGGGGAAACTCTTGAAGGCAACAAGACAATCCCGTGCTAAATTTGCATCATCAAATAAAAAAGAAAGGAGGTGAATAATGTATACGGTATATCAGCATAAAAATAAAATAAATGGAAAAGTTTATATTGGAATAACAAAACAAGCCCCAGAAGAGAGATGGAATAATGGTAAAAAATATAAATCGAGTCCACATTTTTATGCAGCAATTCAGAAATATGGGTGGGACAATTTTGAACATAATATTTTATTTCAAAATCTTACCAAAGAAGAAGCTTGTCAAAAGGAACAAAAACTAATACAAAAGCTTTCTGAGATGGCTAAAAAAAAGACACGCTCCTTGCTCCGAACAAACTAGAGAGAACATACGAAAGGCTTCACATAAAAAACCTATTTACTGTGAAGAACTAGATAAAGTGTTTGAATCTGTGCAAGATTGCTGCAGACAATTGGGTATTCCAGCTACAAATATTTCAAAGCTATGTGAAGGTAGAGGTAAGACTCTTAGGGGATACCACTTAAGATATTATGATGATGATGCAATAAATGCCTAACGACTATCCCTATAAAACGGGGAGTAGGGTCAAGCGACTCGAAATGATAGCCCCCTCTGATAAGAGGGTGAAGATATAGTCTAATCTCTATGGTGACATAGAGCAGTTCATAAGAGAACGGCACGGGATTAGCGAACTCGTGTGAATATTATGTAATACACTACAATCAAGGTCTGGTAATCAGCTTCCTTTCAGTTCTATTAATTATGGAACTTGTACTTTGACAGAAGGAAGATTAGTTATTAAAGCATTATTGGATGTATCTATTGAAGGTATAGGTAAGCTTAATAGAACATCTATCTTCCCTTGTGGTATTTTCCAGTTAGGAAAAGGAATAAACAGAAAAGAAGGAGATCCTAACTTCGATCTTTATAAGTTAGCTGTTAAATCTACTTGTCGTAGATTGTATCCTAATTATGCTAATATCGATTGGTCTGGTAATGCAGGATATGATAAGAATGATCCTAGAACCTACTTTAGTACAATGGGTTGTCGTACAGCAAATGGTTATGATATAAATGGCTTTGGTCAGCTTAAAGATGGAAGAGGAAATATCTGTCCTGTAACTATTATTCTTCCTACTATAGCTATGGAAGCTAAAGAATATGCTAAATTATACAATTATGATCTTATAGATACATTTATGAAGTATCTGGATAAGAAGATATCTGAAGCTAAAGATATGCTTATTGAGAGATTTGATTGGATTTGCTCACAAGATCCTTCTTCTGCTAAATTCATGTGGAAAAATGGTATGATGGAAGGATATGTTCCGGAAGAAGGTATTAGATCTGCTATGAAGCATGGTACATTAGCTATAGGACAGCTCGGATTAGCTGAATGCTTACAGATACTTATTAATACAGATCATACAACCGATGAAGGTATGGAACTTGCTAAGAAAATAGAAGCATTATTTAGAGACAGATGTAAAGAATTTAAAGAGAAGTATAGACTTAACTTTGGAGTATACTATACTCCGGCTGAGAATATATGTTATACAGCTATGAAGAAGTTCCAGAGTAAATATGGAAAGATAGAGAATGTTTCTGACAGAGATTATTTTACAAATTCTATGCACGTTCCAGTATGGAAAGAAGTATCTCCTTTTGAAAAGATAGATATTGAATCTCAACTTACTGGATATTCTTCAGCAGGTCGTTATAAATCTACATATCCTTTACAGCCTGCTAAAACTGCGTGAACGTATTTCAAAACGGTGTTTTTGATTTTTAATCAAAAGCTAACGGTGGAGGTACAATAATAATAATTGTATAATACCGTGCCAAGCTCTTTAGATATTTTAAAGAGAAGGTGTACAGACTAGAGATGATGAGTGTAGTCTCGTAGAATTGAGAT